TTTCCAATCTGATTCTTTTATGACTTGCTTTGTAGTAGGTTTTCTACCTCTAGTTATTGGTTGTTCAGCAAGTTCTTTTTTCCCTAATTTTTGATTGGTAGTATGGTAAAGTGATTTTTTACCTAAATATTTTTTACCAGTTGGAATATGGGTAGTAATATAGATAAAACCAAATATATTTTGGGGTATATCCTTTAGAGAATACACCTCGTTATTTTTGTATAACCAATTTGACATAAAATTAAGATTTTAATATATCTATTTGTTGTTGAAGATTATCAATTTGTTGTTGTTGTTCTTTTACAGCTTCAATTAATACTGCTACTATTTTATCATATTCAACTGATTTGTAATCTTTAACTCCATTTGGTTTAACTACTTCAGGTAATACTTGTTCAACTTCTTGAGCAATTAAACCTATTTGAGTACCAAATGCATCACTTCCTATTCTAAATTCAGTATCATTTTCATTAGTCCATTCAAATTGAGTACCTCGTAATGCTTTTATTTTATTTAACGAACCTGTTAAAGTTTGAATATTTGTTTTTAAACGTTGATCTGAGGAAACAGCTGTTATTTGACCAGTAGATGAATCTCTTCCAATACCTGTATTAGTTCCACTCCATAAAGTACCTAAGGTTAATCTATGTGGTATTTCAATATTTGGTTCATTTGGACCGTAATCACAATCTATTCGAAGGGCTGTTGATGCTGTTACATTTAATGAACCAGTTGATGATAAAGATGATCCTGAGGGGATAGTAAGGAAATTAATTTTATTTCCGTTTGCTGGGTCTATATTGCTGCTTGATACTACATATTCTATAGATATTCCTCCTTTGTTTCCTATTCCTCTTCCAAAACCACTACTTCCAAAAAATAAATTTGATGAAATTGGACCCGTACCATATAACCAACCACTAGACATTACTCCGGGTTGAGCATAATTTTCATCTGAGGTAAAATTTTCATCTCCTACAATTAATTGTGATGGAGTTATTCTTACAGTTTCATCCCCCCCAGTAGATATACATATTGTATCAGTTAATCCTCGTCTATAGAATCCTGTATTAGAATCTCCAGTAAAGGTAAGTGATGGAACAGTTTTACTTCCAGTAGATAAATTATATACTCCGGTTGCAGTCATGGAACCAGTTAATGTTAAAAGTGCATTGAAATCGGTTAAACCAACTGCACTTGGTGTTAAAGATAAGGAAGAACTGTCTTTGTTTCCTACAGTGAATCTAATACCATGGTTTACTGTTTGAGCACCTATAACCAGGTTCCCTTCAGTATGTCCCCATCGTATAAGGCCACCAAAACCATCACTAGGACTACCCATATATATCCCAGAAGAGTTAGCATCTGGGGCTAATAGGCCTATATAATTAGTAGTACTATTTTCTATAATTAGTGAGGTAGGAATTGGGAGTGATGATACACCCGATGAACCATTTTTTACATATAGTTTTGTAGTAGCACTACTAGAACCAGTACCAATTAGTATAGATCCATCAGCAGTAATAACGGTTGGGGTTGCATCAGGGTTAGTTGAGTCTTCAATACGAATTGCATCTCCGGTACCGGTTTGGGTAATTCTAATTATTTCTGTAGATTCACTTCCAGAAAATATAGTAGAGCCTAATACACTAAGTGAACCAGTTATACCTAAAGATCCTGTAATTAGAGCAGATCCAGTAAACGGGAATGGTGGAACAACATTTAAAGCATGAGATGCTGTTGTTGCGAATGATGAACTTGTAGCAAATGATGAACTTAAAGCATATGAAGCACTTATTACAAATGAAGCAGTAGTTGCAAATGATGAACTTATAGCATAAGATGCTGTTAATGGATTTATTATTAAAGGTTGTCCATTAATTGATCCTGTCATATTAAATGAACCAGAAAGAGAAATATCATATGCATCTATCCCAGTAAATGCATCTATCGATTGGGTAACATGATATGCTTCAACAGTATTTCCTGTAGTAATTCCTGTTTTGTTTAATATTTTTGCCATTTTTTATTATAAATATTATAAATCTAAATTGATGATTATGTTAGTATCAGTAATTGATGATAATGGTAACGGTTGTGATAATTTAGCTATTGCTATAAGTTCTTTATTATTATTATATAACCCTACTGTTGTAACATATGGGTTAAAATATGAACCTGTTGCAAAGTTATATATTATTCCACTATTAGAGCTACCTGATATAACGGAAGGATTTTGGGTAAAATTAAATTCATTTTGTCTGATAGTGCATTTATATTGGGATTCATATATGGTAATTGTACTTTCAAATGAGCAAGTTAAATTTGGGGTAGTTATAAAATTGTTTATAAACTGTGCATCACTAGCTCCATATATGGCAGTACCATATGTAACATAACCATAACCATCTTGTCCAGGAACACCATCACTTGTAAGAATAATTAACCCATGTTCATATATTATATCTCCTACTTTTAAATTATTGTATAATATATTCCCCAAACCATCATCTTGTAATGATATACTTCCAGAAGTTAATATTACAGAATTAGGTTTTAAATATTCACCAAATAAATTTGATGGGATTGAAATTACCCCTATTATATCATTTGATCCAGTAGGGATATATCTATAAGTTGGTAATGTATTTGAAAGATAATTATAATAATTTGGAGTATAAGCTGGGCCTGTAATAGTTCCATCAGTATTAAATGAAGCAGTACCTGCTGGAGAACCTGAGGGGTTTGTAAGATAATTAGAATAGTATAATTCTTTTATAGAACGATATATTAAAATTTCATCTTGGGTATTAATAAAACCCGTTGGATATGAACCAGAAATCCACAATGATGAAGTAATATTTCTCCCAATATATCTATCAATTTCTACATTTGAATCAATAAGTTCATTACCTTTAAAAGTAAATGATTTATTTATTTTAAAAGGGGAGACTACAACGTCAGAAGTTATAAATGGTTTGAATATGCTCATTCATCCTTAAAAATCAAGTTTCACTCTAACTAGAGCTTCTTTTGTAAAATCTTTTAACAATGGTCTTGACATTTTAGCAACTGCTAAAAGTTCATTTGAATCATTGTACATTCCTATAGTTGTAACATAAGTTTGGGGAGCATTAATAAAATTATTATAAATTACTTCACCCGTAGAACCTGATATAAATGATGGGTTTTCTGAGTAATTAAATTCACTATTTCTTGCTCTAACAAATATATAGTCTGATGTAATTGTTTCTTCTGAATTTAGGGTAAATAAAGCTCCTCCACTAATTGCATTATATAGTCTTTCATTATTTAAACCATATGAATTATATGAACGAGATGGGGGAACATTAATTGATTGAGAAATCGCATATGGGTTTAAAATTATTGTTCCTAAATCAGGAAATACTAATCCATATGAACCTGAGTTAGGTACATATCCTGAATTAGGTAAAGATCCTGCTGTTCCATTTGAGCCAGAAATTAATTGATATACACGAGAAGATCCAATAAATATACTTACTGGATTATCTTGGGAATCATCAGTTAAATTAATAATTCCCCCAGATCCAGAAAGTTGTAAATTTAATGACCCAGGAAATAATGATTGTTTATATCTTGCTCTTTCAAGAGATAATACCCAAAAATGTGATCCTGTTATAACGTTATTTCCTTTTCCAAAAATAAAATTAGCATTTTCATCTTCTAAAATCAAAGCACGATATTGTCCATACATTGTTTTTGTTGGGGAAACATTAGGAACTATTGAATTAAAAAATGTACTACCACTTCCTTCAGAATCACAATATACTATATCAAATTGAACTTGTTGGTCAACTGATGAAGTATTATAGATACTTACATAGTAATCTCCTGCTGAACCTGCTATTTGAGTAGATGAGGTAAAGAAATTAGTTAATGTTGGATCTCCAGTTGACCATAATGTGGAAGTGATTGAATCACTACTTACTATAAAATCTTCAGGATCAAATCTTTTAAATGACATTTTATTGTTTTTATTGAGTTTTATTGATTGTAATTGGAATAGTTAATCTAGCACCACTATCTAAACCTACTACAGTTAATGTAGCGGAAAGTTGAGTATTTGAACCAAATAATGTATTTACTGTAGTTGCTCTTAAATTAATTTGGGAACCAATTATTGTTGTTGAAACATTAGTTCCTAATGTGGTTGTTGA